CTCATGCCTTGACGTTCTATTAAAGAAGCTATCGGTTTATCTTCATCTGCCATTTAAAATACCTTTAATAATTAGGGTACAAACTCATAACGCCGCCACCATTTGCTTTTCTTGCAGCGCCGCCGCCGCCTTGATTACCGCTACCACTAAAATCAATAGGAGCTACGTTGGGTATTTCGATAGTATTGGGGTTAGCCATAGCGGGTCTTGCCATTGAACTCATAATAGCGTTATAGCTTGCCGGATCACTTTTGGCTAAGTCAGCCAGAGTTGGTGGCTCAGATGCTGGATCAATAGCTGGGCCCGTATACCTAGGACCCATGTAGTGAGATCCTGCTAGGATTCCTGCTATATTTTCCGGGCTGTAATCAAACTCTGCGGCTAAGGCGGGATCGTAATTACTAAACACCGGCGATGGTACTCCGGCCTTCATTAAAGCCGTTCCTTGTTTATGACTGACAATGCCTAGCTCTATTAAAGACTTACCGCTAACACCGTGTGTTTCCCCGGCTAACATACGGTTATAGTCTTCTATAAGATTGGCTTTATCTCCGTATTGAGTTGCTGTCCCTGTTTCTGCGGCATAGTCTATTCTACTTTGATCCAAAGCATCTCTTTCGGCTTGCAAATAAGCCTGACCTTCTTGGGATTCAGTAAACGCATTTTTAGTAGACTCACCGCCGGGTAATGCAGTTACGCCACCGTACAGTGAGTTAAAGGCGCTGGCTTTGTCGCGATTCATTCCTGCGGTGTCCATTGCGTTGTCAAAATCCCTTGTTCCTTCGTCTTCATAACCGGGAAGAGCGAAGGAATGTTCTATACCCGAGGTACCCATTCCGGCTCCACCAGAAAAATCGTACATTGTGTCTGGACTGCCCACACCTACTGGAGCGCCCTCTTCAAAAGCCGCGTTCTCATAGTCCCGCGCCTGTATAGTAGGTACCATAGTAGATGGATCTACTAAAAAATCTCCAGCACCGTAATTTCCACCAGGTAAGTTAGGGTTAAACACCCCTTGGCCCGGAACAGGAACGTAAGCACCTCTAGGATCAGACAGTGCCTGTGACGGAAGGTTAAGATTAAAATTAGGTTGAGCGTTCATAGCGGGGGCGGGTGCCGTACCAAATAAACCACCGCCTTGTTGAAAATGAGGTAATGTTTCACGTGGAACATTTAAAGGACCTTGGCCCGCGTAGCGAGGAAGGCTGGTTATTCCCATCATTTTAGGTCCCACTGCTCTGTCTCCTCAGTTTAGGTAAATATTAGTCTAACATATATTAACCGTAATACGCATTAACTTTCAAGCGTTCGCCGGCGTTGTCAAAACCCCAATCATCCGTAGGTGTTTGCACAAAATTACCTTGTCTATAACGCAGCAAAGCTTGTGTCATGCTGTCTACTAAATCGTCATAACGGCCGTTAGGAAAAGCCGCACATTCTTCAATTAATTCGTCTGCCCAAGGTTCATCCGGAGCCCAAACCATACCGGCTTCAAACAAAGGAGAGATAGCGTGCACTCGAGAAATTTTATCATTGCCTTTACTGGGCGTAAAATTAATAACCGGGATACCCATTTGACGTAATTCTTGCGTTAACGGCGTACCGGACGCTTTTGCCTCAATAATAACGGTCTCTGGGTCCCAAAAATCGTATTGTTCTTTAGCTATCGCTTTTAGCTCAGGAAAATCCCAGCGTCCTTTCTTTACATCTAACAAAATAATAGCCGGTTCGCCCCCTATTTCCTGTGGATAAAACACACCCCAAGTAGTAATGGCACTAAAATCAGCCGTTTCTTTCTTAGAAAACGCGGTATCGTAGCTTTGGATAACGTATTGTAAGCTAGGCACCTCTACTTTTTTCCATTTCTTCCACCACTCGCGTTTTAAAATAGCCAAAGTTTCCGAGGTTGGGTTCTGTTGATACTGTGCGTTCCATTTATAGGGCGGTACGGACGCTTTTACCCCTAGCAATTCGTCTTTTGACCAAAACTCCGGCCAGCAAGGGTTTCCAGACGGCATCAAAGCGGGTAGTTCTACTACCTCCCATTGATCGGCTATCGGGTCTTTAGCTTGCGCCCGCATCAATTGTCCCGTCATGTCTTTTTCTGACCACCGGGTTTGAACTAATACAATAGCACCTCCCGGCTGCAACCGTTGACGAGGGCCACCGGTGTACCAGTCCCAAGCTTGATCGAAACCGTTGTTAGATAACGCGGTTTGTTCCGAGTGCGGGTCATCAATAATAATTAAATCACCACCCCGTCCCGCTAAGTTTGAACCAACGCCCACGGCGTAGTACATCCCACCACTTTTTGTGTCCCACCGACCGGATGCTTTACTGTCTGCGGCTAGTTTTGTTTTTGGAAAAACCGTAGCGTATTCATCTGTTTCTAATAAGTTTTTAACCTTACGTCCGAAGTTAACAGCAAGTTCCGTGGTGTGTGTTGCTTGAATAATTTTCATGGCGGGATTTCTACCGATCATCCAAGCGGGAAACAAGAAACTAGCAAACTCACTTTTTGTGTGTCGAGGCGGCATATTAATAATCAATCGTTTAATTTTACCATTTGCAATATCTTCTAGTTTTTTTGCAATAGTCTTATGGTGATTGCCTAAAATAAATTCGGGCCACATCGCTTGGACAAAAGCTAGGAAATTATTTTTACTGTTCTCTACTTTGTCTAATTGAGCTAACCGTAGCTTTAAACGTAATAATTTTGTTTCATCTTCAAAGATATTCATGGGGCAAAAACTTTAAATAATTTTTCCCACTCTACAAAAGGACCTTTAAACTCAGCAACTTCTTGAGAACCTTTTAAACCATCCATAACAAGATTAACCGCTTCTTCGCCTTTAAAAATTAAAATACGAAAATCTTTTTCATTTATCTTCTGGTGCTTAACCAAAACCCAAACGCTGGCATGTTGGTGGCGCGTCATAAAAGCAACTTGGTGCGGACGCAAGCCTACCTTATTGCCGTTACAAAACTTTAATTCTATTAAATGAAACCTACCTTTTTCATCACAGAGCATGACGTCTGGTACACCGGGCAAGGCCCACGATTCTAATCTAGTGGGTAGTATTTTTGGTCGTGTCCGCTTCAAAGCTTCCCGGACTTGTTTCCACAGTCCCGATTCCTTCGGCGTCGCGGTTGCTGGTATCTGTTTGTTTTTCACTGGACGGGCCATAAGATTTTATTTCCTCGATAGCTTTTAATACTTCTTCTTTGCTCATTTGGTCTATGCTGCCGTGCCGAACTTCACTTTTGCTTATGTAAATATCACCTTGGGCTTGCCCTCGACGATACTCGGCTTGTACGGCTGCAGAGTAAGCTCCATTGCTTAATGCTTCATCACGAATTCTCTGTAGTTCACGAACATGCCTGCCATACGTTACGCCAAACTTTGCATCAAGCTCGTTACGATAACGTTTAATCTCAGCAACAACATGCGGGCTTATATCAGGGTTTGTTAATTCATACGCTCTTGTGTGTGAAGAACTTACCGAGTAGCCAGCATTAATTGCCGCCTCTCGTAAAGTTATGTGACCGTCGTTGGCAACCAACTCACGAACAAATAATTGTTGCATACGAGTTAAACGTGTTTTGGAGGATAACCCCGGACGTCCATTTTTTTTAATTTTTTTCTCGGCCATTGGAAAAAAATATTAAATTTTTTTGGACCGAAAAACAAGCTAAAAAGATATTAAATTATTGTCAGTTAATCTTATATCGTTTTTAACTGTACCGTTTGTACGAAACCGAGTTATAGTCGTCTCCGCTCAGATGCCTGTGTGTGGCTCGTAAGTCGTTGATTTATAAGGAATTTACCATAACGCAAAAAGCATGCTTCTGGGACTCTAGGTAAGAAATACAGTGGAAGCCGGGGACGATATGCGGCGCGTCTAATGAAAGCCGGCCACGGTACGCGGTGCGCGAATCAATCCACAGAGTTATGCACAATGCGCAAAAGTGCGCGGGGCCAGTGATCAAGAAATATACAGCGCAGTTGGAGGTCACGGAATAAAAGGTTGGCAGCTCCCGTCCTGGCTGTATAACTTTGTGGATTGATGGCCCATAATTTGGCGGTTATCCACAAGCCGTGCGGCGGGCATGTTCGGCAGCCGAAACACCGCTGAAACCCGCATAACTATGGGCTTCTGTGTTCGATAGCTGATACTCGAGTGCCGTCCAAATGATTCTGGGGCACTGTGCGCCCCGTTTTTGGGTGAATCGGGGCTAATCTAGGGGCACGGCTCGCGGTGGTAGGTTTTGGATCATGCTCGAGGGTTCGAGGGCGGCTGGTTTCACTGATAAACAATAAACGATCGAGGGCATGCTCGGGAAAAATTCTATCCACATTCTATCCACAGAAAAAAAATGGGGTGGTCAAAAAACGTACAAATTGAGTTAATTTAAAAACCGCTAAAAAAAACCGCTAAACTAAGGGATTTAATTTTTGACCGGGGCAGCATTCCTCCCAGGCTTTTATCCACAGCAGCTTGTTTTTTGGGCCCATGTTATCCACAGACCATCCACAGATTCGAGGCAAAAGAAAACCCGCCGAATGGCGGGCTTAATTGTTGGGTCATTATCGACGTTTATATATTGCGCATGTACTCACCCAATCGCTTGGGATCGGGTGGGTTATCGATCACGTTTAGCGTGTCGCTGATTAGATCGATCGCGTCGGTGATCAGTTCGTCGGTCAACTGCTTCAATTCCCATGTCGAGAAAGCCGCAACAATCGATTTTTGAGCGTGCCCGTATGAACATGCATATTCATGGGCGATATAACTGGTGAATTGATTGATGACGAATGACCGCATTTTTTTTAGATCAGGATAGGCGGCATTAATGCGCTCGATATTGCGCTTATAAACTGCGTACCCATCATCGGAATAACTGCCATCGATCCACATTCTAAAATTGCGCCGGTCGATATGATTACAGCAATCAATAATATTAGCGCCGTCAGTATATGAACTGGTCGCGGTAAGATCGTTTTTTATGCGCTCGGATATACTCATACTTCACCCCCTTCCCATTTTTTAAACGCGGTGTTTATTTCTGCGCTTGTCGGCGCTTCCCACGGTTGCCGGTTAGCCGGATAAAGCAATTCATCAATCGCGGCAATAAGATCAAATAATTTCTCGCCGCTAT